CTCCTCTCTTCAAGCTGTTCTACATAAGAGTCCTTTACTGCGTTGATCAACGTCAATTGTGTAGAAAAAGCACAGCATGTCATAGCAAACAAACTTGCCAGCAGCACGTAACCATCAAGGACACAGCATGATGCCACCATGAAAAGAGCAACTAATGATAGATGTATAATAGTACATCTCTTATATTCATCAGTCAAATTGTGTCTATTTGAAAAACACATAGCACCGATGAACCATTTGTTGCGTGCAAGCGAATCAGGTATGTATGCTAACCAATCCCATGTCTCATAAAATTGGTTGCCTTCAGCCAAAATGCTCTCAGTAGATTGGGTAATCATATTCGTGACATCCTCCATACCAAACTGAGGCTCATTGCCGTGATGCGGGCAACACGCTTTAAGGTGATAACATCCTTCCTTTGGGCACATATCCAACTTAGGCTTTTCTGTATAACTTCTAGCCATAGTGAATTGTTGCTTTCTGTGGATATGGAACTTCTCTGTGGCATAAGCAATGAGCTCACCCATACCTATACCCTTGAGAACTTTGCCATTATGTTCAGCAAGCTTGTACTTAGCAGCACTACGTTCATCTTTGCTATGTATAACTTCCTTAACATTTATGGCCCAGATATCATCAAACACAGGTGGTGTGTACTCACCATCAACAGTGTTAGCCTCAATGGCTTTGGCAGTGTCAACACCGGCTGGTATACCATCAATCCATTTTACAAATTCAGGTTTAAGATCGATCTCAAGATTGAGATCACATCTACGCTGGATTGAAGTTGGATTCTCTGAATAATACCTACTTCCCAAATCCTCAAGATTGGTTGTGATACTCAAAAGCTCAGGAGCTATGTGCACCTTACCTTTGTTTTCCAGATCAGCCATTGGTGGTGAATATGTCACGTTATTGTTAATCCTCATAAGATCCTCACAAGGCGATCTCTCAACAAAATCTGGTTTGGTGTTACCATGATCATCAATGTTGATCTCAACAACATCTGACTTGCACCCATCCCAGTGTCTTTTACCTGGGATATGATTATATTTGTGCTCATCGGAAACACTTAATCCCTGACTTGTCAAGAGAGCTCGCGATAATTGTGTTGAACATGTGGATTTTCCAACTGATGACTTGCCATACAATTTGATAGTGTACGGTCGTCTTCTAAACGATCCACCAGAAACCTCTGTATTAATACGATATCTCATTGTGAGACACTTGCGATACTTGGTTTCTAGGGCTCTCTTATCGAG